GAGATTCAAAACCTACTTCTGGGCCTCTAATAGCAGCACTATGTAATACAGTCCCATAATTAGGAACGTCCATCACATGTGTCATTTCAGCAGGGCCTTTATCCATTCCCATATTAGCGGGGTCTTCTACAATCATTTTATTAGAGGGAGTATCTGCTTTTTCAATGGAATGAGAAATCTCAGTTTTATATGGTTGACGTAAGCCAGTTCGTCCCTTAACTTTAGCAGTCTCTATTTTAGCTCTGTTTGCCCACTCACGGGTATTTAATAATTTTTGCCACTCTACCCAATTTCTCTTCCATCCAAGACTCCAATGGGGTTGTCCATCAGCCCCTTGGTCTTGAGTATCTTCCATAGTACGAAATTTCTTGTTCTTTTCATTCGCTTCTACTGCCTCGTCACGAAAATGTGTACCTTCCCCATTTTCATCCATATATGGATATCTTGTTCCTCTTCCATACTTATCTCGATACCGATTAGAATCTACTTTAATGCTTCTTGGAAATTTACCCATAGCCTGTCCATTAGCAAGAACCGACTTTACATGCATATCATCTTTTTTATTTATGTAATGAGTAATTGGTTCAGTTGCATCAATAGCCTCAAATGGATTTACTATGGCCTCTAAAGGTATATCTCCAGCATGTTGAAGATAATTTCCATGATGGGCTGATACAGGATTAACTCCTGACCTAAGTAAATCACCATTTCTAAGTTTGGTTATGTCTATAATACGAATATGACGTTTCTGACCTCGCAAAGGTGCAGATTCAGGAATACCACGCCTACGATTACTTAAAACCGTATTCCACGAATCTGGAGTCCCTTCGGGACTGGGCATATTATGATATTGATGTAATCGGGGGTCTTCTAATCTGTGGCCCCGTGCCGTTGGATGTAGACCTTCTGGTACTATCAACTGAGTCCTCGGAACCCCCGCATCACCATATTTTTTATGTCTAGGACTTCCAAGGGGGTCACCTAGATAAGGTACTTGAGATAGCCATATAAGGTGGGGGTCATGTTCATACCCATGCTTATCAGCATGTTCTTTGAATGAACTACCACTACTAGAGTATGCTTTAATTCCCCCATCTGGGGCACCCCCAAACTCAGAAACATTTGGCATATGATACCAGTATCTAGGAAAAGTATTCTTCCTCCATTGGCTTATAGTCCCATCCCGTGAATCCCACCAGGGATGCTCTGGATGATAATTTATACCTGTATCAGGGTCTATATTAGAAGAAGGGTCTGGAAGCATCTCATTAAAATCTATCTTTCCGGTAATTCCTCCACCAATAGCCCTACTGTATCCCTCAGGTTTGGATGGGGGCGTAGGTGCGGGTACGGGTTGGTCAGATTGTTGTTGGCTCCCTGGTAGGAGCCGCTTTATCCAATCAGAAACAGGCACGTTATCTTTTTCTATTATTTTTATAAGAGTATTTTGTATGTTTATTCTCTTTAATTCCCTTTCAGTGGGGTGACTAGCATCACTAAATGCTGGCCCAGTTCTTGTGTGAAGTCCACCTAACCGACTTCTTCCTTGACCAAACTTATATTCAGGAAGAGTTATAGGAGCAGCATAATCTGGGAAATTAAGCTCCTCGTCTCCTTCCTGCGATTCCCACGAATTGGGCCGTTGAAACCCTCCTGCAAGCTTTCCTTTTGCAGCAGTATATAATTCTGGGCTTACTATATCTGGGTCTCTCCCACTAGTTTCCTGTGGAGAAGCTAGGGGCCAACGAAATGTATGTGCTTCACTCCTTCCTTCTCTGGTTATTGGGTTATAATCTCCTGCTTCACTAGCGGGAATCCCTTCTTTAAAGTGTCGCATTACCATATTTCTTTCCACTTGAGCATACCTATCTTTTAACTTTTCCATCTTTTCTTCTATTTCTTTCCGCTGGTTTTCATCTAACCCTTCTTTTTCTATGCTTCCTTCATCTTGTTCCATTGGAGTTTCTCCCCCCAAATAAGAATTAGCAAAATCAGTTACGGGTTGAGTAGGGCCAGTGGCACCTTGCGCTCTTTCTACATCCAATAAAGCTCGTTTCGGCACAATCATCTCTGATTCGCCTGTATGTCCATGAGCAACAATATCTTTAATTGGCACATTCCAAGAAGATATATGCCAATCTTTCGTGGGAGTAGGCTTGTAAGTACCTTTCCTTTGTTCCAAACCAAACGGGTCAGGTACTCCAGCAGCTAAACGAAAACGCATTGCCGTAGAGGGGGCAAGTGTTACGGCAGTATGATGAATTCCTTCTGCCCCATATTTATCCGCATTTTTATGGTGCCCCCGATATACTGTTATTTTACCCCCCGTATTTCTTGCCATTTGACCTAAATTCTGTTGTAATGCATCTTGATAAGACTCATTCTGGTCAGCCATTGCCGCCCAATCATCAATACCAGCATTACGCCAAACATATTCATGATGCATATCTTCTTCGTCAGAATCTAAATAAGTATCAAGACTATCGGCTAGGGGGGATTCAGCAAGCCATTTATGTACATCCCCCTCCCTATGCTTTGCGGCTACCTCTTCAGCCCTATCATCTTCTTCTGCCTTCTGCATAAGAAACTTCTCTAGACTCCCTTCATATCCAGAAGCATGTGCAGCCCTGGCTACTTCCGCAGCCTTCTTACGAGAATCGAATGGGCCTTTGCTTCCCCAATGCCATTTGTTCCCTCTCTTACGAATTGGCATTGTCATCTTCATCGCCTTCATAAGGATAATCCCCTTGTTGATTCATACCAGTGGGGTCAAAGCTTATCTGAGGATTTTTCGATCCCCTTGTTGATTCATACCAGTGGGGTCAAAGCTTATCTGAGGATTTTTCGATGGCCCATTTGCGCCTTTTATATTTGGCCCCTGTCCGAATGAATTTCCAAATGTGGCTTTCTCTATAAAGTTCACACCAAAGGAAGTTAGGTTGGCAATATAATCTGTACACATCTTCTTACCATCATTAGATACCTGTTTAATGATGGGCGTTAGGAAACCCTTTGACATCAATCCCTGTACCCAATTTTGGGGTTTATCCAATTCCACCATTTTGGTAGGGTCATCATCTGACTTTCTTGCTTCACCAACTTTATCTATATCTGTTTCATAACCATCTGGACGATGGGGCCTTGAATTCCATAGATAGTCTTTATCCTTCTCTATATCCATCTGTTGCATGGGCATAGAAGGTATAGGAGCAGCCCCTTGGCCCTCCCCACCACCAGGAGCAGCACCCGTCCTACCAGGGGCCTGATTGACCCCTGGAGGGCCAGTAGGAGCCTGTGGAGGTGCTTGCTGTTGCTGTTGTTGCATCTGCTGTTGCTGTTCTTGCTGTTGTTGCATCATTTGCATCTGCTGTTCTTGTTGTTCTAAGCCCATAGCTAGCTGTTCCCCTTGCATTTCTGCCATTGGGATGGCCTTACCAAATATCATGAATTCAGCATCTTCTACAGGTACGCCATCTGCCTTCAATCTAACATCAAATCCCAGGCCAATGAACTGTTGAGCAATTTGGGCCTTCTGTTGGGAGAAACTGATTCTGGTAGCCTCTGCTTTCTCCTCAGGATTGGGTAATTTAAGCCCCCAATCAGTAATCCCGAATGCTTCTAGAATTTGGGGAAATACCTTCTCATGGAACAGCCGTTGGTCACCTTCAACCACCCGACTCATGACTACTAACTGTTGAGTCTGGGTACTAAGGCCACCAAACGCCTCTGGTGCGCCCTGCCATGCAGGAGTAACACCCCACATAGCTGCAATACGTTCCCTAATCTCGTTCCTTACTGGGAGATAGTCCATTTCATTAAGAGTATGGAACAATCTGACCATGTCTACTCTACCCCTATTATTTCGGGATGAAACAGCCACCATAGGGATATAGTTCGGGTCAAGTCTTGTCTGAGCGGCAATCTGTTGTCTTTCCCTTCTCAGAGATTCTGGGTCATCCGTAAATACCATCATCATACTAGCTGGCATTTTCCGTTCAAAGAAATATCGGTATAAATTCTTATCCATTCCTATTAAAGTAAGGGCTTTTTCAAAAATAGTTAGTATTGGACTCCATCCATAGGTTTCAGACGGTGAAAACTTAGATAGATGGATTACTTCCCCATCAAAAAGGAAAATATGTTGGTTTCTGTGATAATACTTATACATCACAGGCTGCAACTCTAACTCACAATCATTTTTATGACATTTTCCAGGTTCTTCCTTTATATCTTCCCTATGAATGGGGCACATAAAGTGAGCATTCTTAGGAAGTCCCGCAGCATCTAAGTCAAACTCAATCAAAGCAGGGTTTAACCTACGAATCTCATTAATTTTAGACCTTAGAGTATTATCATCAGATTTTTGATATTCCTTCACTAAATAAATAAATGCATCATCAATAGAATTGAGGTCAAAATGGAATTGACGTAGTACTTCTTCCAAACTCTGGTCAAAAATATTACAATCATCCATAAATTTAACTAAGCGTTCCTGTTGTTTATGGTCAGGGTTTTCTACTAAGGGTACCCATTCAATCCCACGCCTAAATACCTCACCAGTGATATGCCCTAATGGAGAACGCACTTCTTCTATTGAATAAGCCAGCATTTGCAAGTCCATGACTAGCTGCTGACGATAGGCCATCTGGTGACGTACCCACGTATTCACCACATGGTCTAGACCAATGGTGGGGGCACGTCCAGTCTCCCCACCAGACTGTTTCATTATATCTAGGAAATTTATTTGCTCATTCATATTTATAAGAGTTTGAGCAAGTTTAGGAACTTC